ATATCATTGACAGGAGGAGTGCGTCTTAGTTGTCTTTCGATTTCCATAACGATGTTTGGGATAATTGCCATAAGATAAGTTCCTTCTTAGTTGTTTTACCTTGCCCCTAAAAAGGGATTCTTGTAGTTGAGCAAACCAAGCACTCCGAAGTGCAGGTCGTAGTCTCCGAGTTCATCGAGAGATATCCAAGCTGCGTCGTCATTTTCCCAATTAAGCGTAGGCTTAAGTGTTTCTGCTACGGAACGGTCTACTTCGGCGATAAAAGTAGTATATCTGAAACCATCCTCTTCGTAGACGTACTCATCCACAACACGGTGAGCCGGGACACTACCAATTTCTTCTCTCACCTCTCGTTTAGCACTCGTGTAGGCGTCTTCAAACTCTCCTCTACCTCGTTCAGGAATAGCACCGCCTGGGATACCCCAGGTTCCAGGCTCTTCCACGTCATAAGAGCGAAGAAGTAACAGAATTCTACTGCCTGTCGTAAAAAGAATTCCAGAACCAGCATTTCCCCACCTCCCTGTTTCGGTGAAACCTACATCGTCGTAGTCCTCTTCCTCGGAGAATCTACGTTTCGTAGGAGCCCAAATCGGATACATTAAATCATGCGGTTGTTCTTTAGACACGACACAAATCCAAGTAGTTTGTTATTTTTCTACGCCAGTCAAGATTTGACTGTGAGAAAGTTTTTTCTCGTGGCGTAACGGGAGAGGTAAACGTTCACTACTACCTATCGTGAGTTTCCCACCAGCCTGCATAATAGCAGATAAGGAAGTTAACTCATTCGTGATAGATTTAGTTAATCCGCGACCATTCATCTTGGACGTGACGTACCGACTCAGAGCATCATACGTGTCACTACTAAGAGGTACGGCTGGAATGTACCCTAACCTCATACCAAGGTACATAACCGACTCAGACTGGAGATTAGACAAGCTTTCTTTTCTGCGTAAGAAAGCAGGTAGACTAGACGCTAACTTCTCTCTTCGCTTCGGGTCGGTACGATCCAAGTCATCCAGTATCTTCGCTGCGTGACGTCGGCGAAGACCAAACATAGTATCTCCGTTATCCCATAAAGGAAGCTGTTTCAAAGTCTTCTCAATGTCTAAGTCTTTTCCCTGTCTGGTAATAACAGTAGCTTCTACTTGAACAGGTTCTGGCTTTCGTCCTACTACTCGTCTTTGACGTCGTCGCTTAGAGTAAGGGAACCTGGCGTGCTCCGTGTCAGCCCCGAAGCCTTCCAAATTGTCTAACGCGGGAGGGGCCGCTCCACCACCGAGGTCTTCCCCACCCCCACCTAAGTCTAATCCACCCCCTTCGTCACCTCCGCCTTCACCACCGAATAAACCACCCCCACCACCAATGTCCCCTTCTTCACCACCCAATTCCCCACCTAGTTCGGGAGGTCCATCGAAGAGACCCCCACCTTCTCCACCTCCTCCAAAGGGTAGTTCTTCTGTTTCAGAAAACATACCTTCAGCATCGAATCCGTACTCTTCTCGTTGTTCAATTACGGCTCGACGGTAGGTGAGAACCTCGTCCCTAGTCTCTAAATCGTCATCTTTGGCTTCTAGGGATTTATTTAAATCATACCCAGCAGCTTGAGCCCAGTCTTTGACTGAAACTACAATCCCCTTTTCTTCCAGAGCCGATAGCATATCGAAGTACTCACGGTCCGCACGGGGCTCTAAAGGCTCATCCCACTCCATAGAGGGAATCATGAGTTCGCTATCGTCAGCTACTTTTTTACGTGCGATACGATAGCCGTGGCGAATCTGTTTTGCTGGGGTTTTGTAGAAACCGTGATTTCTAGCAAGCTGCCCACACATCTTCTCTTGAAGAATCTTACGTGTGAAGTAATTTCTAACAGATTTCAGCTTCTGTAAGAAAACAGACAGTACCGTTTCCATAGAATTGAAGGTAGCATCGCCAGAAATGAAACTCTCACTAACTCCAAGTGCTCTCATCTTAGCAGAACTAAGGAACTCCCAGTCATCGGAGAGTTTCCAGATATCGTTTCCACCCCCTCCGATAGCATTAACAGTAACACCATCACGAGTCACGACACGACCACCAATCGGGTCTTCTTCTGCAGCAGCAAACATTTCATCTAGGAGATTAAGTTCACTGGGGGCAGCGTCTTCCCAAGCCGTAACAAGATAGAGAGGTCCAGCTTTACGTCGAGCCCCTGCAATAGAGGCATCCATCAAAGCCTTTTCGTAAATCCAATAAGGGAGAATTCTAGTTAAGTAGCTCGTTCCGTAATTGTCCTCAGCATACGCTCTACGAGGAAGGAACATAGTGTTTTCTGGAGCTAGCGGTATCGGTTGTCCAGCCGCCATAAGCTTGACCAGAACAGGGTCTATTTCTCTTCGTTGGTCTTTAATTCTGGGATCTGGAGATGTAGCCCATTCAATATTCTCTTGAGTAGGCTGTAAATCGATAATAGGGTCTTGGGACGGGATTGGGGACACTTTAATAGAAACAAAGTCTAAATCATCTACAATAGTCTCTGTCCAGTAACCCTTAGCTTCATCCATTATCTGGTGGAAGACAAACTTCCCGTACGTCAGGTAGTTTCCTAATAGAAATGGCATCCACGTTTGAATATTACTTGCTTCTATAGCATCGTAATAAAGCTGTTCAATTTTACTATCGTTAATCCCACCTAAAATAACCTTTTCCCCAAAGGCCATATCTTTCCAATAATCCGTTGCTGGTCCTGCAATAGGGTCTAACGTTATGATTTGTCTGAATAATTTATTTTGGGTCTGGGGATCTGCAGGTAAAAAATCCTCAGCTAGGGTGGGGTCCTCAGCCCTCTCAAAGTAGGGGCTGTACCGATTCATCCCACTACCCCCACCACCTCCATCGGCGTGACGGCGTTTACGACTAAGCGCACCGATAGCCTTGCCCGTTCTTCTGAGCTGTCCGCCCGTCATGTCATACCTAATTTTAATCATGTTGTCCCCTTACCATAGTACGGTGCGGCATTCCGGACAGAACATCACTTCTTCATAATCAGCTAACCTAACTTTATCAGTAGGTTTTCCACATCTCGCACACTTACCTTGTTTTACAAGTGCGTCGATCTTTCTGAAGCTACTTTCGTCTTTGATACTAGCCACCTCTGTATCAGCCGTTCTAATCTTGGTAGGAGACTCCCCTACGATACGCCCGATACGTTTAGCCAGAATGGGAAGTGCCAGTTTCATATCTGTGCTAGATAGCTGATTTTTGAACCCAGCAGCTTTTAAATTATAGGCCAATCTAGCTACGTCCTGGTCCGTCAAAGTAACTTCAGAATCATTTGCAAAGTTTCTGATATATTCGTGTACCAACATTGTTAGTTTCTTCCTTAATGGGTTAACTTAGACCGGAAAATCCGCCGCCACCAAAACCACCATTACCCCCTTCAGACGTACCGCCCGTGAAAGAAGGACGCCGATTCATCCCCCCACCAGCTCTACTTCGTCGTCCCGAAGAGGCTTGAGTTTGTTTACCACTACGACTGGAGAAGAAACCTACAGTACCAACTCCCCCCTTCGAGTAATGAGTCATCTTAGTCTTTTTCCTAAATTCCTCTATATTAGCTTGAATAGTTCTATGACAAAGAACACCAGTTCGGAAAAGGTCGTCGTTTCCATTATCTGGTTTATGTACACTACGTCTGAACTGGTTAACCGTCACTAACTGAGCTTGAAAGTGTGTTCGAGGATACTGGGCTCTTAATGCTAGATTAGACATCATTAAGACTTCCTCGGTGGTTGACTCAGGCTTAGAGAACCAAGTTTTACTTCCATAAACATCGTTACGGAAGGCTTCGAAGTCTTTCCATTTTAACGTGACCCGTTCCGCCATTACTTCGTGCGTTGTTCTCAAATCATGAATAGCGTGAGCACTATTCCACCTATCGTAAATGACATAGAGAAAATTGAAGCTCTTTACTAAAGGAATAATGAAATGATCGTAACACCAGGCTAAGTCTACAGAATGCCCTTCGTAAGGAGCTACTTCTACCATCTCTTCAAAAAGAACTCCGTCATGTTCCGGGTAGTATCTAGCAATCGAGACTGCAAAGGAGTTTTTTACCTCTCCGTTATCTACTGCCAATACTCTCGGGGTTTGGAGATCTGATTTTATATTACTTGGGGTCGGCCTTAAAATATAGCTTCCTTCTACGTCCTGGTGAGTAGTTATTTTAGTGTCAAAAAGGTATATCTCGTCTCCGGGATAAACAAGCTGTTCTATCTGCCCGTCATCCTCAATAAAGGGATTCATTGCTTTTGGAGGAATAGCGTAGAAGTCACGCTTCAGTTTAATCGGATCTCCTGCAAATTCCTCGCAAATTAAAGCTTCCTTTTCTCTAGGATTAACTTCCCAAGTTGCATGATGCGTATAAAAAATTCTAGAACTCTTAGCAGCTTGAGCCGCTCTCATCATAATAGGATCGTTAATACTAGAGGGGGAAGAAATATTGAACATATACCCATCGAGGGAATCGTAATCCTTTAATCTACCTCTTCGATACTGATCTGCCTGAGTTCTGAAAGTACGAAGACTATTGGATAAAGACTGAAATACCTCGTTACCATCCCGTACACCAGCTATACTATTAGTTCCGTCTTTAGAAGAAAACCAGCCAAGCTCGTCCAACGCACAGTTATGTACTACTATTCCATTAGCTACAAAAGCATGTTCATTACTGTCAACAGAGATGTCAAATACAGGATTACTACCGAGCTGTTTCTTTTTTACCACGGACATCCAAGTGGTACCTGTATCGATAAGCGAAGTGACTTTTTTATACAGATTTGAGTCTTCACGTTTTAGTCTCTTCAGTGCATAGTGATCATAAGAATCCTCATTTAGATCGCTAGTTACATAAATATATTTCGAAACACTCCCACCGTGCAAAGAGGTATCTACAAAAGCTGGAATGAATGGAATACGGTAATCGGTATTAAATCTTTTGCCTGACTTTAAATTAAAGTGTTTTCCTTTCGTGGCGCAGGTAAGTTGAGGTACTAGTTGAATCGAGTCCCATCTTTTAAGCCGTAAAGTCCACAAAGTATGGTGTAGTTTGTTCTTCCTCTTCCTACTAACAACTTTTCCTAATATACCTAGATTTAAAAGCAGTAACTGTAGTTGCTGAATTAGTTTTTTACTACTAGAACACATAGAAACATATTTATCACTAATAGACCCGTCACCTTCTATGAACCCAGAAAGAAAAGCCAGTACAACTTCTTTAGGGGATTGTAGTATTGACCAAGGAATAGTTTTCGTGTGTGCTACAGAAGGTTCCATTCCAAGATAGCGGAGGAATTTCTTAACTACCTTGTAAGCTACAACAACGTTATAACCGGTTTTCCAATTTTTTCGTTGCTCAAGAGAAGATATACGAGGAGAGAATCCAAATACAGACTCGAAGCAATGAGTAAAGTGTTGAATAACTGTCTCATTAGTATTTGAGAAAGAAAATTCTTTCGCTCCTTTTGCATATGCTCCCTCTGAAACATAATAGCCTAGAAGATACCCAAGTTCAGGCGTCATCTTTTCTGGGAAGGTACACAAATCTCTATTTTTAAAAGCAGGGTCTCTATGCTCGGCAACAATTTCGTCTAAGTTAAATTTATCAGTTATTTCATAGGTACACCGAACCCCCTTAACTTTTCCCTTTACGTATGTTTTCTTCAGTCTTCCTTTTTTAATAAGTCGGTGGGTCAAAGAATACACACCCTTAAGATGAGTCTCTTCCATGATTTGTTTTGCAGTAAAGGTTTGTAACTTAGACATAAGACGATGAGCTTCTAGCTGTCTATGAACTTTCTTTTCTGGGACATAGGAAAGCTTTAGTTCTTCCGGAAATTCTGCCCCTAGATTAACTGCTACATAGTCGCCTACTTTCAAATCTCCTGCTTCTTTCCAAACCTCATCTAATTGAGGAGTGAGAACCTTTATTCTATGGTCTAGGGTAGTGGACACAGAGTACCCGTTTTCGAGAATAGTCTCCTGTACTGACTTTCTCCCCATTTCTGCATAATTCGTAATGGGGCGAGCTTTATTTCTTACCCAAACATCATTATTGGATATATCCTGTTTAATAGGAATAAGTCCTTTCGTAGTATT